TAGCTGTGGAGCTATAAGACCTTCGTAGTTACTGAGGCTTCGTGGGACGCGAGCAGGCCACACAAACGGTCTGTAGTTGCGTTCTGCAAGCTTACGGTAGATCGTAAATGTAGTCTGAGGTGTACCAAGGTACATAATGCGGGAGTCATCCTTGGGTGTAAGGATAGACTCCGCTTCAGTACAGAGTTGCAGGAGTTTTTCCCGCATAAACTCTGTCATTGAGTTACCAGGAACTTCAATGTCGTCTAGAATCATTAAATCTGCGCGACTTCCGGTGAGCTGTCCAGTGATGCCCACCGACTTTACGCTGGGCGCCTGGTGGGGTGAGCACATCACATCGAAGCTTATCCTTGACCACCTTGCATCGTCGGACTTCGGGCGTAAATGAGAAAGCCATGGCGTTTCAATGATTAGTTTTTGTAGAAAGATAGACATATTATCAGCGCGTTCTTTAGACGCTGATATGATCATGATCTTTTTTTCTGCATCCTTAAATAGAGTCCAAAGAACAAACGCTCCAGTAATCCATGACTTACCGACACCACGGAAGGCTTGGATCTGGAGTCGTTTAGGACCATTTTGTAGATAGTCTGCGATGGCATATTGGGCACGGGTAGGTTCTGGTAGATCCAGTTGTCCCCACAATGCTTGCAGAAACAGCTTAAAGTCGTCTTGTAGGGCGGTTACAACGTCAGTCATTTAACCTTTTGAATAAATTTGTTAAGCTGTGCTTTGATGTTAGCACCTTGTTCAATATAACCAAGCTGCTTGCCTGTTTTAATGTTTTCAACTACAATAGAGTCAACCATTGGATCATAAAAAGCATCAATAGGTGAGTCAGGAATACGATCTAACGCAGCGTCAACGTTATCTTTAAAAGTTTTAAATTCAAAATCAAACAGTTCAGAAAGGTTGTCTACATTTCCAGGTTTTTGACCTTTAGCCCTAGCAGTGTTCCAATAAGGACTGCTTAACCGCCTGTTATGTTCAACATATGTTTGGATGTCGCCAGCTTGTAACATCAAATCACCTTTATTTTCCTTAACCATTCTGTTAAACTGTTGTCTATCAAATTTTTCTAAGGAATCTGACGTTATATCTCTACCACGTCTGGTTGCAGCAGAGGCTTCTTTACCAGATTTTGGTGTCAAAGCCAGTCTAGGTTCGCCAGTAGGTTTTGTACCTTTTGGGCGTGGTATGTACTCTTCACCTTTAGGATCAACAAATCTAGGAAATCCGTGCATAGAACCGTGCTTAGCCATGTAGGCATCAGCATCATCCATGTATTTAGATGCGTCTTCTGCAACTTCAGGGAAAAGTTTACCAACTTTTGTAATACGAATGCTGCCTAAAGTAGGTAACAGTTTTACTTCACCTAAACCGGGCATAGCAACGCTAGTCAATAGTGCCGCCGCATCAGCAACTGGTTTAGGCACAAAAGACTCAAGCCTGCTAGCCACACCTTCAGCAGCTTGTGCTTCAGTTATAGCTTGAGTTTGAGCTAAATTTTCAGCAGCTTGTAAAACGTTTGTACCACCACTAATAGGGGTAACAGGTTGAGCAGCTTGTTGTTGGTTAGCTGCTCGAAACTGTGATAGATATTCAGGGATTAAAGTGACTGCGCCAGAAATACGATTACCCAATCCTCGGATTAGATCGACTCCAGCGTCTAGCTGTTCACCAATACTTGGAGGGTTATCGTATTCTAAACCTAAAGGATTGCCGTCTTCAAACATAGTCAGTTAATGTGTGATGATATTAAACCCTCCCTAAGGAGGTTTGTTCCAAATTTGGCTCTCATCCAAGATTGCCAATGGTGGCTTCCCTTGTCCTGATTACAGCAGGTGCAGGCTGGTACGACATTCGATGTAATGTCTTCACCCCCAAGACAGCGAGGATGAACGTGATCCAGTGTAAGTTCGTGTAATTCATAAGTTTCTCCACAATAAACGCATGTACAGCCGAAGTGTTCCTTAACGGCACGCCTCCAAAGGCGCTTTGCTTCAGGGGACGTCATGGTTATTAGGTTGTGTAAATAATGATCAGGAGTTGGGAATAGCGGGGTCATGCAAGGCGAGGTCGGGTACGGTTCTTCTTAGGACTTTCAAGTTTACCTTTATTAGGTCCTGTGTGAGAAGCATCCTTACCGTCGCCGTTGCCATAAGTACCCAGCTTTCGATTGAGTTTGTTAGCAGCAGTACGAATCTTCAGACCTTTGTTGGTCTTGTTGTACTTAGCTTGCTGCTTATTGCGGCGCTTCCTGGCGCCATCATTGTTTTTGTAGTAGTTTGAAGTGTTACCGCTTGCCATAGAGTCTGCTTTGTACGAGTTCGGGGTCTACCTGTGGCATGACTTGAGCCAGTTTCGACAACGGGTTGCCTTCATAGGCTACACCGCTGATGTCATTGGTCTTAAGCCAGTCACAAGCTGCCTTGAGATCCTGAGTCGTAGCCTCACCCGATTTGATACGGGCAAGGAACTCCTTAGTTACAAGGTTGTGTAGCTCGTTAAACTGATCTTCTGTTGCTTTTTTGTTAGCCATTACGCAAAACTATTTGATCAAGTTTGTTTTCGATACGTACCATGTGGTCTTCCATACGTTTTGTCATGATTGACAAGTCGGCTTTAGACACATAATCTTGGGCAACGCCAAGTTCTATTGCATCTATCCGCCGGTCAAGCCCACTGATACGGTCGTGTACGTTGTTAATTCTTTGATGTAGGCGGTTGTTTAGAGCTGCTCCCGCTGCCACTGCGGCTATCGAGAGGCTTATTAGTGCTTCCAGCATTTATAGATACAATAGGTACGATGTCATTGCAAAGAGCTTCTACTCTGCTGCCAGGTCTGAACATAAACCCAGCCTTCATAATGTCAGTACATTTGTTAGCACGAAATAACTCGTACTCTAACCTCATCTTTTGTTCGTGTCGTCTAGCGATCTGTTTGCATGTTTCTATCATGCTGCCATCTAGGGGTACGCTAAAGTTTAGCTGTGCACCCCAGTTGTTGGTAGTGACATAACCACTAGGATCCATTGGAATAGTGTCGTTGCCCATGTAAAACGGGCTAAACGTCATAGTAGCTCCATTACAAGAATTGTTAGCGCCAAAGTATTGACGGCTAGGAGCACCGTTATTCTGAAACTGGACCGCCTGATTTGTAACATTTCCTGTTGCAGCTGCAACTGGGTTAGACGTATTCTGTACTCTAGGTTCTTCGGCATAAGCTGGCGCTACTGCGAGAAGATAGATAATGAAGTGGTGGTAGAAGTGCTTTCTATAGTTTCTGTGATGTCGATCGTTTCGACCACGCCTGCTGCTCTGGTGACAGTTTCCAATTGGAAAGCATCGCCTGCGGTAGTGACGGACCAAGTAGTCGAAGAATTTGTGATGTCCCCGCTTGGGGTTACATTGGTTCCAGACCATGATGAATATGCGCCACCATAGACTTCGGTTTCGATAGTACGATCGATGTCAATTGTGGTGGTAGTTGTGGATTGCATTGACCCCTGGGTAAACTGTGGGGTAACAGTTTGAGCTGATGCAGGCGTAGCCAACAGCAGCAACAGAAGTAGCTTTTTCATTCTTTCTTTTCTCGTGTAATAGAAAAAGTTGCTAGAGTGCCGCTAAGGATAGAGGCTACATAAGTAGGGTCCATCTTTTCCATCCATCCTGCGTACGATGCCGTCAGGAGTCCTGCGGACCAGACGAGGACGAGGAATTTGATGAAGCCTTCTTTTTTGTTATCTTTGTCCATGCCGTTTTAAAGATGGGTTTCATCGCAGTAACTAGCCACTTAAACAAAGAGGTAGCAGTCAGGGTGGCTGCAACAGACACAACAGCAGTTGTAGCCGCTGTCGTTAGTACAATTCCGTCAGGTACCGGCACGTCAATCTCTGTCGTAGGTATACGAACTGTAGGGACTGATGGTGCTTGCGGTACCTGTGGAACGCGAGGTTTAGCGGGTGGTTGTTCTGAGGGTGTAGTACCCTTGATCCCCGGAGGTGGTCTAAGGTTGCTAGGAGGCACTACAAGCGGCTTATACGAGGGTATATCGGCGCTTGGTACATCTAGTATAGGACGGGGTAGTAGAACGGGCTCAGGGAGCCGTAAGTAGGGTAGTACGGGCGGCTCTCCTAAGTCCATCAGAGCTTAGGCGCAGGGAACAAACCGTTGCGGATAAACTCAACGGCTTTGTCATCAACTTCATTATCAGTGGACTCAGCCAACTTAGTCAGCATGTCAACGATAAGAAGTTTAACTTTGTCAGAGTTCAGAAAGCTGAACAGGATTGGACGGATAAGGGTGATCATAGTTTTAAGATGTAATGCGATTTGAATTGTCAGGTAAAAGCCAAATATCAAGTGCTCCAGGATCAGGAATAGTTACCAACCCATCGTCACCGAATTGTACTTGTGGTTTTGTAAGTAGTTCGATTAACTCGTCAATACTTGAACAAGCGTTGATTTTTGCTTTTCTAGATTCACCAGTTGCTCGACAACTATCTCGATAGGTTTCAATTTCGTATGGAATAGCAGTACCTTTTTCTGCTTTACGTGTAACGTACCAGTCTGATTCGCTAAGAAGATTAAATTGAATTACTTCATCTTCTTTTATTAATGCTGCTTTAGCTTCATCAAGTGTTTTGTAGTCGCCGTTTACTACTTTATGGTATTGAAGATTAATGTCCATTGTTATTGAGGTAAGATTATGGCGCTCCAATCACCGTTGTAGTTATTGTTATATTGGTAGTCACCACCATGCCGTGCTTTACTTGAATCCCATGTTGGCAAAGATCCGAAAGTGTCCCATGTATTATTTAAGCTTGTAGAGGCAGCACCTGAAGAAATTGAAT